AATTTAATATTTTTATATTTAGCGAGTATGTTACGCCCACTTCAATCTATAATTATAATTTTGATAATGATTTAATATATCATTATGAACATTATTCATCTACATATAATGAAGAAATAATAGATATCTTTTTAAATTATAAAGAAATTGTAAAAAGTTTTTGTATTTTTTTATTTGATAATAAAAATGATAATAGTTACCCATTAGTTGAATTTATATTTTCTATATGCGATTATAAAGACCCATATAATGGTAATATAAATGAAGGTGATAGTAATTATGAATTAGACGATGATTTGGTATATAGAAAATAAAATATTATATATATATATATAATGGCATTGCCCAATAATTTGCAAGTTGGTGGTCGCTATAAATTTTCTGATCTATTTAATAGGAGTAAGCATAAATCTATTAAGAAGAGTAAGAATAAATCTATTAAGAAGAGTAAGAATAAATCTATTAAGAAGAGTAAGAATAAATCTATTAAGAGTAAGAATAGTAAGAATAAATCTATTAAGATTAAGAATAGTAAGAAGAAATCTATTAAGATTATTAAGAAGAAATCTAAGAAGAAAAAGAGAAAATTTAAAAATTAAATTCTTTTATAAAATAAACAATATGGTATTTTGTTAAATGCATCTTCTTTTCTTATTTCATTTACACTTTCATCATTATATCTATACCATGAATCTCCACTTTTACATATAGAATAATAATGACCACCATTCATTGAGCCTCCCTGAATACTAATTCCATATAATTGATAATTCAAGTTATCATTATAATAATTAATACAATATTCATTCATATCTAGTATTTCGGGATATTGTATTATATGATTTACTTTATTCATATCATTATTATATAATTTCAATTGAATAATTAAAATATCTGATAATTTCCAATACATTATCCTTTTACGAGGATTAACTTTCTGATTGCATTTGTCACATATCCATTTATTATTATTATCTAGTTGTTCTATTATTGTATAATTATTCAATAATGTATATATACTCGTATTATTCTGTTTAATTGGTAATGATATATATTGAATTGGATCATGATTTGTTGTATTATATTCACAATTTGGGCAATTCGTAACACTTAATAATTGCGAATAAGTTTGTTTAATTATAATAGAATATCCCTTTTCGAAGAATTGTTTCCAATAATTTATACTATCTACTGCAATTTTATCATAGTTATTTTTTATTTTACCAGAAACATCAAAACATATTTTGTGTTCTAAACATTTATGCAATAAATCAAATAATATAGTTATAAATTCGGCTGCATCTTGTTGCTCGAAATTTTCAAAATAATATTCACTATCATTTACTTTCTCCGAAAACATATCATAGAATTCTCGGGGATTAACATATCCTTTTTCACCTTTAACCTTTAATAATTTATTTAATTTAAACCATGATTCTAATAAATCAAAATCATTTATTCCTTTAACTAAAGAACATTCCTTTATTAGTGGAATATTATCTGTATCTAAAAAGTTTAAGTGAGATATACATTGAAGTATAGAGTTCATATAACATGTATTGCCTAAATTTAATAATCCATTATTCATAATAATAATAATTATTATATATTGACTTTATTTTTTTAAGTATATATAATAATAATAATATATATTAATTATTATTATGGATAATTATACATTTGATATGCCTAAAATAAATATAGATTTAACTGAAGATGAAATATTAATAGAGAAAACAATATTATCTATGAATGACATAAAACCTATTAATAATATTTTAGACTATAACTTATATGAGCAATTATTGAATAATGTAGTATTGGATGATTCGAACTTTGAACCTGAACCTGAACCTGAACCTGAACCTGAACCTGAACCTGAAAATAATTACAAAGATGAGATTTTATTAGAAATATTATTAAGATTAAAAAATTTAGAAAATATAAATGAAAGATTAAAAGAACGCATAATTGAGAGAAATATTGGTTTAAATATATGGAATTAGTTAGCATACAAAATACCAGCCATTCCATTGCATATACGCATAACATTATAATTTGTAGCAAATACGTTGATTATTCTTTCAGTTGTATCTGATAAATTATGAATAATTAATTCACAATCATCAATTCTTGTAAAATTACATGAACCGGTTGGTTGGATATCTTCCGGTTTCAGAGCAAAGGAATATACAGCTATATTATTTTGATATGATTTACCAATACTGAACCCGTTTACTATACTATCACCTGAAATTTGAATGGGTGTTCCGGTATGATATTCATATATTTGTTGTTGTGTAAAATATTCAAGGGGTCTAGATGAAAAACGATTTGTATTATTTAACAGAATATTATAATTTATATCATTATTTGGTTTATATTTATTTATAGATAACTTATCATAATATCCACCGGGTAATGGGGTAAAAAACCCATTAATAGTATTAATTCCACCCGTCCATATTATTTCTTTAACAGGATGATTTAAATAATTTAAATTCAGTGATTGCCCCATTATTCTAAATTCACGATATGTTAACTGTTCTATTAAATATTCATGAGCAGATGTAGCAAATCTATTCCTTTCATCGCTATCCAAGAAAATATATTCTCCCCATAATGTATTATCTAATAAATTAATCCCACTATTATCGATTGAATTTTCAATTAAACAATTAGTATTAATCTGTAAAACTAATTCGACTTCGTGAACTCTTAAAGCTATTAGTGGTAGTGCCAATCCCGTATTTCTACAAAACCAAAATTGTAATGGGACATATGCATCAAATTTAACTGTAGACGAAACAGTATTCTCATTTATAATTGTTGGATTTATACTTTCATCAAAATAATAAACATTAGCTCCACTTTTTGTTAATATTTGGTATTTTGTCCCTTGATTTGTCGTTATATTACCCATTGCTCCAATATTATTTTTTTGTGTTAATTGACTCCAAATTTCCAACCAATTACCAGTATGTCTATCTATTTGAGTTCCACCAATATTTAATGTAATGGTATCAATTACAGTATGTGTTGGATTATAAATACATGCAATTTCATTTCCATTCGTTTTAGATGATGTTACTTCCATTGTCATATTTAAATATAACTTATCAAGAAGGTCACCTAATTGTGGAATTATACATGATACACGCCCATTTAATGAATTAGACCCCTGCCAACTCAATTGTATCGATTCCATTGCAAAATTTGTATGTCTTCTAAATACTGTTTTAAAAAAAGTAATCTCAGGGTTCCCCGTTAAGTATACATCTTGTGGCGAATCCGTGCTCGCAACTAACTGTAATAGTCCTCCCCCCATATAATTATATTATAGTATATAATTATATTTATATATTTTTAAATAAAAAGAAAAATTTACTTAGTTAATAACCAATATCCTTAGTTACTGTAAGCAAGGCCACCCATACCACTCATGATGCGAAGGACATTGTAGTTAACAGCATAGACATCGTAGTTATCGCAGCAGCACCCAGATCCACTCTTGCCCTGCGAAGGGTAACCATTAACGACGAGTTGAGCATTATCAATTCTAGAGAAATTGCAGGTGCCACTTGGCTGGTGTTCCTCGGGTTTGAGGGCAAACGAGTAAACAGCGATGGCGGCAGTGGCAGCCTGACCCGGACCGACGGCATAGTATGCCTGGGGGAATGAGCCACTAACACCAGGCACCTGCTCCAGTGACCTCTGGGTTTCCCAAAAGTCGCCTTTAGCCTCCTGATCTTGGGCCATCGGATTATTCGACCAGTTGCCGGCTCCGTCTCCGCCAGGCGCGCCCTGTTGAACCCCACCATTTACGGCTCTAAGGTCAGTTAAGAAGTCAAGGTTGCCCATGCAGCACTGGCCACACGCGGTCGTGTAAGAGTCCCCACATCCAACTGGAGTTCCGGTGTGATAATCGTATACTTGCTGTTTGGTGAAGTATTCAAGTGGTCTTAGAGACATGCGGTCGTGTCCATTGAGTTTGAGTTGGTAAGTGGCATTGAAACCAGGCGTTTCGCAGTCAGCATAGAAGTCAGGCATAAGGTAATCAGCAGAGGCACCCGGTAGGATACCGAATAGACCAGTAACCGAACTCTGACCGCCGGTCCAGATTAACTCTTTGACAGGGTGGTTGAAGTTTAGGTCAAGGGAACCACCATTACTGCGGAAGTTCTGGTGCTGGACCTGTTCGATCAGATATTCGTGGCTGACCTGGGCGAAACGGCGGCGCTCGTCGGTGTCAAGGTAAATGTAATCGGCATATAGGGAGTTATCCTGAATGCAAGCCGATGGTTGGCAGTTAGATCCATTGTATTGGGGACCACATACAAAGTCGGTATTGATCTGTAAGATGACGCGGACTTCGTGATACTGAAGGGCAATTAGAGGTAAAGCGAGACCAGGATTACGGCAGAACCAAAATTGAAGAGGAACGTAAGCATCATATTTAGTGAATCGGGGCTTCAGTCGTCGCGCGTTAGCTGCGTTGGTATTAGATACTCCATTGGGCTTGCTCTTGCGCCCAGCCCAAGAAACAGGTTCACTTACGGAGTGTTTGCCGTTCTGCGAAGAAAGAACAACACACCCACCACCGCGAGCCATATTCTGGAACTTAGTCCCACTGTTGTCCCCGACAACACCTAGAACAGCAGCACTGTTTTCCTGGGTGAGCTGAGCCCATACTTCCATCCAAGCCCCAGTCTGGTGGTCAATTCTCTGACCACCGATTTCGACTTCAACATGTCTGATAACTAAGTGGCCCGGATTGTAGACGACAGGACCATAGTCTGAGTTGCAGCAACCTTGGCTACCGGACGAACCACAGCCACTACCATCACCATCGAATGATTTGTTGGCGACCTGCGGAGGTGGGGTGCATACGGTGACAGTCTGCTGTAGGTATAGTCTGTATACTAAATCACCATTGCGGGAAATAGTAGCAGTGGCGCGACCAGTGGTCGGGTCACCATTCCAGGTCTGTTCAATAGACTCCATGGAAAAGTTAGTGTGTCTGCGGTAGACTACTTTGAAGAAAGTAATTTGGGGATTGCCCGTTAGGTAAATATCTTGTGCGCCATAAGCTACTAGTTGCATTAATCCTCCTCCCATATTTTTATACTATACCTTAGAAAAAAATTTTGACTAAAATAAACTTATTTAAATAATTTATTTTTTAAAAATAAATTCGCGCTATTCGCCTTTGTCTTAGTAATAGTCCCACATAAGATTTGTCATCATTTTATATAATATTTATATTTTATTTTTAAAAATCTCACTGGTTTTATCTAAATATTTGATATTTAAATCTAATACTTGTTTTACTGGATTCATAATTTGATTGCTAATATAGTATTTATAATCAATCTTAATATTATTCGCTTTGATATATTCTGGAGTTTCAATTCTATCACCCGGAACTATTTTCTTTTTTTTAAATTTCTGTTTTCCTTCTCTTTTAACTTTTTTAAATTTAGGTTCTCCGACACGATTTCCACTTTTATAATAACCAATTTGTTCTTCTTCAATTATAGTTTCAAATCCATTTGGTTCAACTTCTACAATTTCTTTATACATAAATGGAATACGGTCATTTGCTTTTGGTCTATTCCCTGGATCTCTTTCACCAATGCGATCGGCCAATACTTTATGTGCGATACTTTTTGGAGTTTTATAATATGAATTTAATGATTTACTTATAATGAAATAATTTTCAGGAAATTTACCATTAATAATATCTGTTAATGTATTTTCCAACCATAATAATGCACCCTCAAAATCTTTATCAACCATAATTTTTTCAATAATATTACCATATACATATTTTACAATCGGACAATTATCTCGTCTTTTCATAACAATTCCCATTGATGTTCTTTTAAATTTATTATTATCAACATCTGATTCCCATTCATATTTATCTCCAATATATCTTTTTTTAGATATCAGAATAAATGGATAAAATGTTTTTTCATATTCTAGATTTTGAGGTTTTCTTAATCTAGCATCTACAAATTCACCTGCTGCAATACCACATCTAATACAATGTTTTAATAAAATGTTACCAGTTAATATGTTCCCATTCAAATCTTTATTTGAAAATTTAATAAATACAGAATCCGTATCTCCGTAAATAATTACAGGTTCTTCATATCCTTCATGTTTTGCCCAATCTTTTACACCAATATCTGCATCATCAATTCGTTGCCTACCAATACTTGTGGTGCAAGCAGCAATTTTCTTCATATAAATACTACTAGTTCTGGCACCCAATTGACCATATACAGAATTAGCTGTAATTTTGTATGCCAATTGTAGTCCATCCAATACTTTTTTTTGAAATTCCGTAGTCCCTGGTTCTTTCATGCGTTTTCTAGTAGCTTTTCTCGCATCTAATACACTTTGTAATACTCGAGCAATAATACCCTGAGAAGATGGAATGATATTACCATCTATATCTTTTTTATTTTTAATAAAATGACAAGTGATTTTATCACCAGTTTTTTCTTTTTTAATAGTTGCTCCTTTTTTTGTAATTCTATAATCATCATAACTTATTTCTTCAATTAATTCATCGTATTTTGTCTTAATTAAATCGGATTTAATTTCTGGTTCTTGACTTTTCAACAAGTCCATATATTTTTGATCGGTTACATATTTATCTTGCGAACAATTATTTTCAATAATACTAGATGGATATAGAGAGGCATAATCCAGAACAACAATTGGATCTGTTTCATAAATACCTGTAATTGGATCTAATACAACAGCTCCTTCAAACCCACTATCATCATTGGAATAATTCTTTAATGTAGGCATTCTTGTATTTTTATTCGTGCATTCTTGAGAGACAATTGATGTTACTTTTACTCCTTGTCCCCTAAGGAAAATATACGAAAATGGAACATAACATACATTTGACATACCAATATTATTTGGAATAATATCTAATAAATTAACCAAATTAATACATAATTCACAATCTTGAATACAATATTTAGCCACTCTAGCTCTCCCTGAGGGTCCACCGTCTTTATGTAATCTGAAAATCTCATGGGGTGGGACATCATCTTTATTCATACACCATTCTAGTTTTGAATAGTTGAATTTTTTAATTTCTTTTTTAATATTTAATTCGATTGGTATAATTAATTTAATATGGTTATCAACGATACTTTTAATCATGAATTTTTTATTATTAAATAGTAGGGTTTCACCAATATTACTATGAATATTTATCGTAATATAATCTCCATTTTTCAAGTGTCCAATGTTATTTGTCTTGAATACCCAATACTTAATATCATCAAATTTCCAGATATTAATTAATTCATCTTTGATATTTGCTTTATTCGATTTTAATATATTTCCTCTCATAAAATAAGAAGCAACATTATCTAGTTTATATGAATCTAAATTATGATTATCTTTAATTTCACTCTGAACATCGAAAATTACCCTACCATCCATTGATATATAATTCAATTCATTTTCACCTTGACCACTACCAAAAATTTTTTGAAGTTTGCATTTTTTAAAATAATGATTATCAAAATCATCGCAATTGGAATCTAATTTACCTAGATTATAAAACTCTTTCATAATTTTAAATTTTTCAACTCTTTTTTCAATATAGTTGAAATCAAATCCAAAAATATTGTATCCTGTAATTAAATCGGGATCAACTCTATTTATCATATCTTTCCATTTGAGTAATAATTCTTTTTCATTTTTACATCTCTCAACAATTATATTATCTATATCATCACATATATCTTCCTCGATACAATCATCTGGTTTGATTATTTGGATATATCTCTCATATGTATGTTTGTTTGTATTATAAAACACAGTCCCAATTTGAATAATTGGATCGCCGGCGACTATGATTTTATATGATTTTTCATTTTTTAATTCTATATTTAATTTCTTTTGAATATCGCTAATAGTATCATTACGACCATTTTTGGATTCTTGAATTATTATTTCTTCCATATCATTCATATATTTTTCATTAAATATACTTAATTTATCAATGTTTTTATCATTTGGTATGCCATTTTCTGTTTTAATAATATTAACATTTGATCCATATTCTCCTATTAAGTTTTCTCCACTAAATGCGGTTTTAATAATTTCTTTAATATAATTAATTCGTAGATTTATATGAATATCAAAATCTTTAAAATAATTATTAAAACATAATGCATATGTATCATAAATATCAACTGCTAATTGTTTGAAATCTTTGAAGGCCAAAGGAAAATCTCCAGTTAAACTATCACATTCAATATCAAAAGAGGCAATTAATAAATTACAAATTTCATCTTCTTCTAAATATTTAATATTTTTCTGGTTACATTCTAGTTGATACCTACAATTAAAATTTTTCATATCATCGTCTATAATTTTTAACTTTTTATTGTTTATAATTGTAATCCAACCCGTTGGTTTAATTTTATTTTCATGAATAAATTTAATAATCGGGTGAACATTTGCTTCATATAAATTAGATTCGCATTCTTCATTACACATTTTAATCCACTCTGAAATTTTATTATCATTATTCGTTTTATTTGTATTATAAAAGTTCTTAATTTCTGATCGATATTTATTAAAAGATCTATAATTATCAAATTCAATTTTCATAAATTTAAATTTCTTCTCAATATTATTATCATAATCATGATGATATCCATAAAAATCGTAAGAATAAGAAACACTTTTAACAGTTGCTGAATAATATCTATTAACATTCATTTTACTCAAGAAACTACTTTGACAATATGATTTTGACCAATTATCTGGGATTTTAACATAGAAATACGGTTTAAAATCAGTCACATTGCATATAATACTATCTCCATTCTTATCTTTCCCATATATTGTAATTGTAAAAACATTCTTTCTGAATTTGTTCGAACTATCTGGATCTTCTGGTTCTGGTATATCATCACATAGAATATCAATGATATTTATATCTATATTATTTTCAACCATTCAAATATAGTATTATATTGTTTATTTTTTTTAAATATAAATTATCAAATTTATAATATTGGTAAATTATAATGGAAGAAACAATTATATTTATATTATTTATTATAATCTTGTTTATAATTATTTCAAAATATAATAAGAATAAAGATGTTAGTATTGTAAAATCTACAATAGATAATAGATCATATCGCGTTTTAAAATCGGATAATGAACAAGAAGCAGCTAATTTATTAGCAGATATTAATAAAGATATTTTATTATTATTGGATTCTATTTCAGATGAAAAGGAAGACAAGTATAAACGATTAATTAAAAGATATAATCCAGAAACCTTAAATGAAAATTTAGAAACAGAATCATATAAGGCATATTCATTAAATAAAGGCGAAGAAATAGTTATATGTATCAGAAAAGATGATAATAGTTTAATTAAAGACAAAAATACTATGATTTTTGTAATTATACATGAATTATCACATATTATGACAAAAGAAACAGGTCATCCCGATATATTTTGGGAAAATATGAACATTCTGTTAAAAAAATCATCGGAAATAGGGATATATAATTTAGTAGATTATCAAAAATATCCAATTGATTATTGTGGAATGTTAATTGATAAATCCCCTTATCAGTTTTAATATTATAATTTTATTATATATAATATATATGTCAAAAATAAAAAATTATATTATCATCGATAAAGATAATAATAATAAGAAATATTCATTCCCCAATAAAACTTCAGATGATATTGAAAGAATTAATTCAGATGATAATATTTTAACTGTCATTAATAAATTAATTAATTATTGTTATGATAAAACCAATAAAAAAAAAATAGAATATTCTTCTATTTATTCATATTATATTAATTCAGATGATGATAAAATATACCCATTATCATTTATATATGAATATAATAAAGAGATAGATTATAAATTAACCGATAATCCTGATAATAATTTTATTAATGGTGGCAATCGAGTCGATATACCATTGAATAATAAATTGAGTCAGATTTTAAATGATATACCGAATATAAAAGAAAACAAAATATATTTTCATAGTTTACCTTTTTTTTTAGAAAAATATAAGTCATTTAATGATATATTCTATTATTCTGTTATCAAGAAATATTGGCCTTTTATTAATTTTAATCCGAAAACATTAGATGCATATATGAAAAATATTAATCTTAGCAAAAATTTAAATAGAATTAAAAATGTAACTGAAATTATTGATATTAATAATAAACAAATTAATATTGCAGATTCATCTGAGAAAATAATTGATTTTGGTGCGATATTTTCCTATAAAAATATCAAGTTATCAACATCCATAACAAATGATGATGATAATAATATTAATATCAATAAATTATTCGCTGATATAAAATTAAATAATGATAATTCTCATGTTATTTTTTCAAAATTAGTATTAAATAATTATAAAGAATCTTATTTTAAAATTTATGAACCATTTATTAAAAATAATAAATTAACTGAAAAAATATGCGATAATTGGATTCAAGGTAATACGGAATTTATTTTTGGTAGAATAATTAGAGAACAAATTGAAAATGTATTAATTTTGAAATTATATATTAATGATAAATTTTATGTATCATTGGATATATGGAAAGAAGGAATAATTGAAATAAATATTGATAATAATGATAATATTTTGAATAATAAAGATATTAATGATACTATTAGTGTATGTAATAAATTATTAAAACCATATAAAACATTTAAAATATATGGACATATACCAATTTTTAGTAAAAATTCAGTAATCAGAGAAAATCTAGATGTAGACAATTTAAGTTTAAATAAAAATAATGAATGGAATAAATATATTAAAAATATTAATTGTATATTATCGTATTCTAAATATGATAATGATATAATTGATACTCGAGTTGGAACCAAGGGTAATACTAATATTGATATTAATAAACTTAAAAATTTACTAAATAATTTCAGTGCATATTGTAGGGTTATCGATGATCCGGAAAATCCAACTAATATTACAATCAGATATAAGCGCGTTAATAATTATGTTAAAATAGATAATATTGAAAATCAAATAATTATATTATATAATCAAATTCAAAAAGGGGGATATAATCCTAAAATTAATGAAGTTAAAGATAAAATAATTAAAAAAATACAACAAGATTTTGAATTAACTAAAGATGATGCCAAAGATAAAGTAAATATTACTTTTATGGAAATTGAAAGAAATGAAAATTTCAGAGTTGATAAAAATGGGTTTAAAATTTACACGGAATCATCCATCGACCCGGGTGCGGAAGTAATATTCAAAGAAAATGATAATAAAATTATAATTGAGATTAATAATATTAAATCTATTTATGAAATTAATAATGTAATAAAATTTGTAGAATTTATAATTAATTTTTACACATTATATATTACCGATAAAATAAATCCCGAATATAAAATATTATTAAATAAAGTTGAATCTTGGGTTAAAAAAACAGATAAATATGAAGAAGTTTCTCTAAAAGAAATTATACCCTCTGTATTAAAAGAAGATATACCTTTAATTGAAGATGATGATGATAGTGGTTCTGAAAGTTCGATTGGTAGTATCGGTGGGGGTGGATATATTCAAATGGGTGGCGAAGGATTTATGTTAAAAAGGTTGAAATCTAGGGATCCATCATTATTTAAATGGAAAGCTAAAGATTATGATATTGAACCTTGGGTGAAAAAATGTCAACCTGTAGATAGACATCCGATTGTATTAGATGATAAAGAATTAGAACATATTAATAATTCAGAAAATCTAGGTTCAGGTAGAAAATCATATGGCAATGCAGAATCCATGGGGTCTGATCCAGATAATAAATTAAATTATATTTGTCCAAAATATTGGGATGTTGGTAAAAATATAAGTTTAGATCCAAATAAAATGATACCAAAATCAAAAAATGGCGAAAGACCAATAATCAATGACGGTAACTGGTATGAAGGTGATATCGTTTCTGCCAAAGAGGGTAATAGTAAACTAAAATCTGGTATTATTCAAAGAGATAGTATTTTTTGGAATGATGCCAAAGATGTTAGTGATTTTTTTGTAGAAGATACAACTAAAAAAATACCACCGTGGCAAAATCCATTTGGAAATCCAATGCCTTGTTGTTTTAATATTAAAAATATTGATATTGCTAAACAAGGAAATAAAATTGATGAAGTCAATGATGTTTTATTAGAATTCCTTGGAGAAACCCCTACAAAATATTTTCTATCAAATAAAAT